CTAAATTTGATGCAAATCGAAATAAAAAAAATGGTTTGAAAAAATCATATAACCCCTATGAAAATAAGGGTAAATCTCCTAAAGAATTGATTTATGATGAAGATGGATATGTTATATTGCCAAACAATTCAATTACTAAGTATAGAACCAAACATTTACATGAGTATAGTATTCAAGAAATTAATCGTTCTTTTGACAGTAAAGTGCATAGTAAGGTTGTTGTTGTTTCTTCAGAAGCAATGTCTGATTATTTTAAGAAGTATGGTTATAAACCTAAATTAGAAGAGAATTCTAATCCACACCATAAGATTAATAGAGAAAGAGCAGAGTTAGAAAAGGAAGCTTTAGTTTTAGCTGGCTTTAATCCGATTACTGAATTATTTAGAAATAGAGTCATTGACTTATTTGCCTCAGAGAGAACTACCAATTATGGCTTAACATTAAAAGATAATTTTGTCTATTGCCATAGACCTGTTGTTAAAGAATGTCCTAAAGACTATAGTAGGTTAATGAAAACTCGTGATAACATGGTAAAAGGGGAAGAATCCTATAATTTCTGTACCTGTCATATTACCGATAAATTATGCAGACACATGAATGAATTTAATGCTCAAATAGTATTAATGACACATTGTCTTTATTATAATATAGAACTTTTGGTGAGTAACTTGCTTAATGATGATAAAGTTATATATGCAGTGTTTCATGTTTTTGATAACATGGCCTCAGATGGTGTCATCTATGATGGGGAGAGACCTATTGCTAACTGGACAAAATTTGATAGAGATGGTTTTGAGTATGTTAATTTTATGGTAAAAGATGATCAAACTTATACTCATAGAACAATCTTAAATGAACTATATCATACTAACTGTTTGGTTAGAGATGGTGTTAGTTTCATTGTTAAACGAACCTTTGAGTCTGGTCAGGGCTGCAAACAAATTTTAGTTGAAATGCATAGATTCTTACCATCTATTTCTATCTGTTACTATTATAATAAGCAAACACCCAATAGACGGCCTTATAAGGCTTTAACTCCAAAGATTAGAGTAATTAACTCAAAATTTAAATTAATGCAAACTCATGACCAGCTAAAGGATGGTGAATTAGCTATTATTCCAGTTATTGATCCTAATGATGCCAATGCCACTATTAAATTATTTGTTAAGAAGGTTGGTTGTCATTTTGCTTTTACTAAGTATTATCAGGAAAGGGGTTGGAGTTTAAACGATTGGTATAAATTTTCACTTGATCCAATTAATTTTACTTGTACTATTGATATGAAGATTTATAATCAATTGGTTAGTGATTTGCTTGTACGTAATCCAAAAGATTTTACCATGTCTAACATGTTATCCGACCTTAAAAGATTTTTAGCTAATAGCACTTATCAGTGTGATTTAGCTGACTTTATCCCTCTCATTGCAGATGCATATCAAACTGTAGGCTCTACAGCATTGCGATTAAATTCAATACAGAATTCTATTTTATTAGATTTTGTTGTTAAAGTTAAAAATGGTGATTTTAAACCTTTCGATCCCCTCAATCCTAAAAATTGGGTTAACAGTATTTTAGGCCGTAATGTATCTGATAAAGATGTCGAATGTCTTCTTAACACTAGTATTAAAAACCCTTTTTGGTCAGATAGTGATCCCTTAAGTAATATTACAAGTGTCGATGATAGTATTAGTGCAAACAGCCTTGTTAATTTTGTAATTGAGCAACCTAATAATTTTATAATCCCTGCTGAATTTGAACATCCTAGTAATGATACTGACTCTAGTAGTTCATCTGATTTGGGTAGTGATGGTCATGAAAGTATTGTTGATACTGGTTTAATTAAGAAGAATGTGTTTGTGATACCACAAGATTTTGACCATCCTATCAATGATGATGATAGTGATTCTGGTTCAGAACACCAAATGATTACTTTATTGCCTCAATCTAGTTCTATAACTGTTGTTCACCAAGCTATTGTTCCTGCTAGACCTAATGATATCGTCCTTAATCAACCTGATTCAGTTTTAATGTCTAGTTGTATTACTAAAGAACAGTATGATGCAGTTAAGATAGCTAAAACTGATTATATAAATGATCATGTTAAAACTAAATATCCTTTCATGGAACCTCATGTTGAATATGATGATATCCCACTATGTAAATCTAAGCCTATAGCTAAACTATTATTACCTACCAGTGATGATGTTAAACGAAGACCTATAATTTATGGTGAATGCTACCATACTGTTAAATTTGCAGCTATAAGACCTCTGATGAATAAAGTTATTCCAGATCCACTTATGGTTGTTGAATGGAAAGAATATATTAAGGATGTTTTTATGCCTCCACTTTTTGATATTTTGAAAGAATTTAAATACCATGAAGGTTGCTTTATGAATTCCTTAAGTAAGGAACAACAAGATGAGTTATTGCCATATTATAATCATATAGTAGAGATTTCTATTAAGAAACCAAGAGCTAAAGCTTTTATTAAAAAAGAAAAGCAAAAATTTTTAGATAAAGTCCGTCAAATAGCAGGTGCTGATGCTTGTACAAAGTATGTTCTTGGACCTATTATTAAACCTCTTGAACATTTGTTTTCTACTATACCAGGTTGGGGCCTTGGTTTGTCCTATCTTGACAAAGAGATTAAGATTAAAAATTGGATTGATGAAGGGTTTGAAATTGGTGTCACTACTGATATTAGTGGTCTAGATCAGTCTCATAATGAATTTTTACGTGAACCATTTTATCAAGTTATGCACTATTTAATTGACAATAATTTAATCAAACATGTTACTCCCGATATTTTTTCTAATTATATATTTGAGGAGTATACCTTATGTGATTATGCTTTTAATTTTGATAACGGTGTTCGTGCTACACTTATTCGTACTGAACTGTTTAACAAGCTTGGTTCTGGTGAACCTTATACTGGATTAATTAATACCTTAATAGTTATAGCAATTTTAGGTTTTATTGCCTATCGATCTAAACTACATCAAAAGAATACAACATCTGGTGATGATTCCAGTTCTGTTTTTAAGGGTTGTAGTAAACAAGAGATTATCGATGCTTATTATGATGTGTTTACTCCCAAAGGTCAAGAACATATTCCTCATGGCTTAGGTGTTGTTCTTAAATATTTACGTATTGGTAGTTTATATGATTTAACACCTTGTAGTACTGAGATTTATGAATGTGAACAATGTGGACCAAAGATGGTTAGAATGTTATCAAAGTTTGCACCTAATGTTGGTATTGCTATGAGAGCCTTAAATTATAATCAGGCAGAATTAGATGAGTATAGTACAAATCTTTCTAAGTGTGAGGCATCATGGGGAAAAGGTTTACCTATAATAAAATCTTTTATTGATAAACTTGATAAACATGTTGATACTCATTTGCTTGATAAGTATGTTGGGAAATCTCGTAAAGACTTTATTTGTGATAGTAGTTGTTGTTACCTTTATGCTTCTAAGAAAAGAGATTATGATTACTATGCCGCTATCTATGGTAAGGATTATGCATATTCAGCATTAGATAGAGTGTCTGAAAAGAAAGAATGTTGTCTCAAGGCATACTATAGTCATTTGTTACGGTTTTATGGTATAACAACAGAGACCTGTTTTTTGATTGAGAACCAAATTGCTCAATGTCAACTTGGCAAGCCTTTTGATACTATATTACTTGACAATGCTTATGATTTTAATGAAAAATATCTTGAGTCCCTTAATTGTACTGTTAAATTAGTGCCTGGCCCTGAGATGGATTTCCTTTTAGATCATTTAAATGTGATTCCTGATTATCTGTTATTACCTACTTTAGATTGTGGCAAGTTAGTTAAATTAATTAACCTTAAAATGGATTTTAGTGTATGGAACAATTTAAGAATTTATCTTTACTGCTTAGCTATTTGTGGTCTATATAATAATACTTATGAGGATTACTCAAGAGTGCTTCATGAGTTGCTTGTTGATGACTTAATTCAGACTATACCTATTTTAATAGAAAATCATTTTTATCAACCTAAATATCAATTTGTATTAAGTAATGAGAGTATTTGCAAGTTGCTCAATGATTTATATTTTATTCAAGATAGTAAACACAATGAATGGAGATTTACCTTTAACACGGTAGATGGTATCTGTCAAACATTTATTTTAGAACCACCCGTAGAGGAGTTATATGATGATGATTATGATAACGATAATGATGCTGATCAAGATGATGCAGATATGGATAGATATGTACCTATGGATGATCAGTATTATCCTGATGATGATGAACAGGATTGTTAGTGGTTAATATTAGAGAACGTAAGGGTTGACCAGTTGAATTGGGGCACGCCTATGGTAAAATAAGTCCTACCTTCTGGCCAAATTAAGACCCATATTAGTCTCAATCCACTCCTTAAATAATC